ATAAAATAACATCAATGATCGTTTATCAAATTTTTGTAATAAATGTTTTTGTATAACAGGGGAAAGACCCCATATAAATGATGTAAATAACGACATTAGTAAATAAATAGTTTTCATCTTGTATTTATAATATAGTAATATTGTATTTACAAAAACGATTTAATATTTTTAACTAAATCAATTCCTATTTTGGATGATAATCGAATAAACGCTTCTTTTTGTTCGGCATTATAGATTTCAATGTATTTTTTAATTTTATTGCCGGTTTTTATAATATTTCGTTTAAGTGATTTTTCTAATTTAATATACTTAATATCGGGTTCTTCCAAATCATCCAATAATACATTTTCCCTATTTTTTATTGTTTTTATCAATTTTATAAAAAATTCCTCTTTTTTAGGTGATAATTTATGTATATCATACCGTATATCATAAAATTCATTGTATATTAGATTATACATTAGGTTTATATTACGAATGCGTTGTTTTTTTGTCCTATTTTTTTGATTATCACTTTGAAACAAAGCGGTAAAATGTTTCAATTTATCAATTGAGCTTATTGATAGACTATTATTTGAAATTCTTTCACTACGACGTAACATATTGACTTATTAGTTGGTGTTAGTTTTATATTTTTGATAAAAAAATACTTCAATTTTTTATCAAACCTTTTATCATTTAAAACACCCATTTTTATACTAATTTTCCATTAATGTATATTTTATCATCATAATTATAATAAAAATCAAAACATTTTATTTCATTATCAGTTGAATAAGTTGGAATAATATTGTTTGATGAAAAAGATAATACACCTATAATAATTTTTGACTTTAATTCTTGAATATTATTTTTTTTCCTATACTCATTTAATCCTTTTTTTAATATATATTTCACTTCATTATCTAATCCTTCATGGTCATCTGAAATAGAATTAAAACAATATTTACCATAATATGAGTTATGGTTTTTTCCAACTTTATAAATAAAAGTAATAAATGGCATATAGAATATATTATTAATTTGTATCTAAGTAATTTTTGGGCATTTTAAATGTGCAAAGGTGTAAACCTTTTATCATTTACAAATTGAAAATATGAAATTGTGTAAAAAATTGAAATCCAATGTTTGTTGTATTTGCTAAATATTAACAAACCATGGTATTTAAGAAAAAAACCAGACGCCGATATCAATTACTCGGTAAATGTTATGGATATCCGAAATGTTGTATTGATAGCTTTATTGCTGATACAAAAAGAACACGAAATCAAAGATATGTACACAGAGGATTAGGATTTATACCTTGTAATAATTGTGCTACCAAAATAATGAATGGTGAGAATACAATAGAACAATTAATAAAAAACAGAATTTTTAGTAAAGAATTTCCTACTACTTGTATGAAAAAACAGAGAATTTGCAAATTGCGTGCCTTAATTTCTATACATAACTATTATAACAAATAACATATTTTCAAAGTATTGACAAATTAGATATTTGTATAAAATGCCCATTTTATACAAGTGAAGATTTGAAATCGCACCCAAAGGCTGCTATGGTTCAAACTATAACTGGTAACTTACTTGAAATTCAATCCGCTATCCGGATTGAAATCTTCAAGGGTTTAAATGAGAAAACGTGTAAAATAATTATCTCAATACTGAAGTTTTTATTGTTTCTAATATTTGTTTATTTTCTTTTTGTTTTTTATTATATTCTCGTATTATTACCATTTTTTTCTCACATGGCAGTGATTCTATAAAATCAAAATCTTCCTTTGATAATTCATTGTTAGTTATTATTTTTTTTATTATATTATTGAAAATCTTTTCATATATTTTATTAACATATGGTTTAGATTGTATTTTGTTTGGGTTATCTATGCATACCATCAAATCATTATCACAATTTATCATTATATATTTATTGTATATATAATTTTATATCTGTTTACATTTTTCATATTTTTACAAAAACCATAATTTGTTCTCCAGTTTCCCGATGTTTTGTTACATTCACATTTTTATTATACATCGGTTGTTGACTATGAAATTTGAAATATTTTTTTGTGATTTTGTTCATATCTCCTAAGAGATCATATTGCTCTTTCGTGTTTTCAGATCCATAACCAGATAAAATATAACATAATTTTCCATGTTTTTCGAGAACATGATGGCATAATTGAATCGTTTTTTCCCAATATCCTGCTAACCATTCTTCATATGTTTTATAACGCTCTGTACTTTGTTCTCCTCCTTCATACATTTCTAATTTATAATAGGGTGGACTAAAGAATACTACGTCAAAATGTTCTCGATATCGATTCATAAATTCGGATGATTCAAATAAATCCTCGGATGGTTTACAATATATGGTCGTTGTTTTTTCAGGAGCAACAATGGAAGCAAGCTCTTTGGTCTTCTTACATACCTGTGAAATGACATCTGTTCCTACATATTCGAGAACATGAGGACATTCTAAAAAACCATAACAATATGAACTCCATCCTAATGTAGGTGTGAAAATTTTTGTACCCTTCAAAAAGGAGTGATTAAGGGAATAGATCAAATATGGGTTTAATATGGATGCCCGAAAATAATAGGATGAAAATACACTTCCTAAACGGCCATTTTTCATATAAAATAGAGAACTTGGTGTAAGAATTTTATAATCTATTATATTTTTTAAGTATAAATCTTTGAGCATATCTATAAAGGTCGGAATGTTCTCTATACCTGATTTTGTATTCTGTAAAATATCTTTGTAATGGATATTTCTTATCAGATTTTTACATAGAGATTCATTATTATTATCAAAATGCCGGTTCTTCATTGGTTTGATATTAGACAATATCAATTTGTCTTCACGTATCATCAATGACAAATTATAAAATCTTGTTAAATATTCGTTGCGATTTTGGATGTTCTCATATAGGAGTTTTATATCAGTGTATGGTATATGTTTTTCTTTGATATATTTTTTCAATGGTCGTAGTTGGCTACCTAAACGTACTGTTGCTGTATTTATGAATTCATTATATGTTTGTGGTGGTTTATGAAATATTTTTATAAAGTCTTCAAGATCGATTATTTCCATGTTTATATATATCTATATAAAAATGGTTGACTTTTAAAAATTAAATAGTTTTACTCCCCCAAAAATGAAAATCTGAAAAATAAAGTTGGGTCAATTTTTTTTTTTGGACATTTTTAAAATGTCCATTTTTCAAAAACCTCGATGGAGTTTTTTGAAAACTTGATTTTTTATGATTTTAGACCAAAATGCTGTAAATACCAAAATTTTTATTCTAAAACTCGCTGCATAATTTTTTAAAATTTTAGCGTCAAACTATTTAGGAGTTTTTTCTGTCAGTATTTTATACTGACGGGGATGACTGACGCACAGACATTGGAAAAAACGCCGTATTTTTATTGTGAAAATTGTGCATTCAAATGCAGTAAACTATCTGATTGGGATAGACATGTGTCTACTCGTAAACATCAAAAAAATGGGGAATACTTACAAAAAGCGCCCCAACACATTTGTTCATGTGGAAAACAATATAAACATCGTCAAAGCTTATTCAATCATAAAATAAAATGTACATTCACAAATATCGCTGCACATAAAATGGATACAACTAAGCAAGAAACTTTTGTTACCAATGAGATGGTATTAGGGTTGATAGAACAAAACAAAGAATTACAAAAACAGCTGGTAGAATTATCCAAACAGACCCATATTATAAATAATACTACGAATAATACTACAAATAATAATACGCAAAATAATCAATTCAATTTAAATGTATTTTTGAACGAGAATTGTAAACATGCTATCAATATAGTGGATTTTGTAGAATCACTCAAAATAACGGTAAATGATTTGGAGCAAACGGGTCGGTTAGGATATACAGAAGGAATAACACGTATTTTTATTGAGGCATTGAAACGGTTAGATGTTACAATGAGACCGCTTCATTGTACAGATATAAAACGCGAAACCGTATATATAAAGGATCAAGATAACTGGGAAAAAGAAAATGCAGAAAAGACAAAATTACGAAATATCGTAAAAAAAATTGCAAGAAAAAATCTGAAAATGTTGCCAGAATGGCAAGAACAAAACCCAGAATTTCGATATTTAGATACACCTGAAAATAATGAATTTATACAGATATCATTGAATTCACTTGGCCCGGAATCAATAGAAGAACAAGAACGTCAAGAAGATAAAATAATCCGGAATGTTCTCAAAGAGGTCGTAATTGATAAATCGCGTAAAATTATCGAAAATTTATAGACCCTTGAGGGTGTAAAATGAAATAAATAAGTTCAATAATTTCGAATAAAAATATTGGTTTATTATAAATGCATGCGCAAAACAAAACTCAAAAAAAGAGAAAATATCCTTCACGTATCAATCTATACTCGAATCCTCGTACTGCGCAATCCAACGCATATAAATATTTAGGACGCACCGCAAAATTGTATCCTGCATCCAATTCACAAAAAAAATATTCCATATTTGATAAAAAAAATAACCGTTGGGTTAATTTTGGTCAAATGGGTTATGAAGATTTTACTAAACATCACGATAAAGCGCGGCGTAAGAATTATTTGACTCGTTCTGGAAAAATTAAGGGAGATTGGGTTAGTAACCGTTATTCAGCTAATAATTTATCACGCAAAATTCTTTGGTAATTTTACAAATTTTTCTCATTTTACAAATCTTCAAGGATGTAAATACAAAAAATTGATTATATATTTTTTACATATTATAGATGTAAAAAGATACAATGTTGTTTATTATTCTTATCACATTATTTGTACTATCTAATGGCGCATATTTAAACAAACTTTCACAGCAACGTATCAAATATATTATTCAACATCCGGCTACTACTACTGAAATGCGAGAAAAAATAAATTATGTATTATTTGATAGTTACAAAGATTGGGCTACGTCAAAAGCAATTCATTTCAAACGTTTCCATAAACATAAATGCTATCATATTAAAAATGATGAAATGGCATCATATGCGCTGTTTGGACTTTATCAGGGTATAGAAAGATACAATGGAAATGATACATTTATTACATATATTGAATCTTATATCAGACATGAACTACAACAAGGTATGTCGAAATTAATACCGATTAATGCATTGCCGAAAACATTTTTGAAAAAAAAGAAAACCGTTGAAGAAAATAATAAATTATACAATATTTATTTGAAACCTTTTTATATTGGGTTTGATAATTATCTTATGGAAAATACAATATACAACTCTGTATATTCCCATAAAAACAAATGGATGAACGACGAAGATGAATTAATGTTTCAAATCAGGATTTGGAAAAAAATACGTGAACTACCTCCATTTCAAATGAGAATAATGTATTATAAATATTCGAATGATTTTGAAATGTTACGATCAAATGCTGTCATTGCTGACATAATGGGCTATTCTACAAATACAATTCGTCTCAATTTAATTGATATAAAAAATAAATTGTTACCAGTTGTGCATACAAACAAAAAACAATAAAACTAACAAAATATATATTATAAAATTAAATAGTTTTACTCCTACACATCAAAATATATTTATAAAATAAAGTCGGGTCAATTTTTTTTTTTGGACATTTTAAAAATGTCCATTTTTGAAAAACATCGATGGAGTTTTTAAAAAACATGAAAAATGTGGTTTTAGACCAAAATGCAGTAAATACCAAAATTTTTATTCTAAAACGCGCTGCATAAAAAAATAAACATTTTGTGTAAAATGACTTAAGGGTTTTTTCTGGTTCTAAAATATAGAATGGATTTAGAACCAATTTTACCCAAAAAAACCCCTGAGTTTTGTTGTGAAAAATGCGCATTTATATCGAGTAATCGTAAAGATTATAACCGTCATTTACTCACACGTAAACACGTTCTCAGTGTGGCATCGAACCAAATCGAACCGAAATTACCCCAAAAAACCCTAGAGCATAAGTGCTCACACTGTAATAAAATATACTATTCAAAAAGTGGCTTATGGAATCATCGAAAAAAGTGTTATCAAAGTTCGTCAAACCAAACCATAAATAGTAACGGTGATGATATCGTCGAAAAACAAATAGAAAACCCATCCGAAGTATTGAATGTAAATACATTGGTACTCGATCTATTGAAACAAAATAATGAGCTTCAGAAGCAACTTGTTGAAATGTCAAAACAAACACATATTATCAATAATACAACAAATAATAATACGCAAAATAATCAATTTAATTTGAATGTCTTTTTGAACGAGGAATGTAAAGACGCTATCAACATAGTTGACTTTGTAGAATCTCTAAAAATAACGGTGAATGATTTGGAACAAACAGGTAAACTCGGATACGTTCAAGGTATAACACGAATATTTGTACAAGCACTAAAACAGTTAGATGTTACAATGCGCCCAGTACATTGTACTGATATCAAACGAGAAACTGTGTATATCAAGGATCAAGACATATGGGAAAAAGAGAACAATGAAAAAACGAAATTAAGAAATGTTCTCAAAAAGATAGCAAGAAAGAATTTAAAAATGTTACCAGAATGGCAAGAACAAAACCCGGATTTTCGGTATTTAGATACACGTGAAAACAATGAATTTATCCAGATTTCTTTGAATTCACTCGGTCCAGAAACAAAAGAAGAACAAGAGCGGCATGAAGACAAAATAATGAGGAACGTTCTTAAAGAGATTATTGTTGATAAAACACGTAAAAGTATCGAATAATACTGTAAACAATAAAAAATATATATGTTTTTATTGTTTATGGAATCTAATAAAAATACTTATTTAAGTATGGTATTGCTGCAAACCACCAAAAAAATGAAATAACTACTAAAGTAACAAAAACTGTATATTTTTCATTATTCATTGCATAATCTGTTCTTATATAATATTTCAAAATAATGTATAAAATTCCTAATATTAATGGTATTAATGAAATTATAAATTTCGAATTATAATTATATTTCATATAATTATAAAAGAAAAATATTAAACCTAACAACATTTAGAGCAACGCGCATTTTACACGCTTGAAGATATAAATGCAGATTTTATTAGTCCTTACATATCTTTAATGGTATTCTTTTTGTATATTTCTTTGTATTCAGTTTATTTTTATAGTAATCTTTACTAAAATAGAATTTTATACCGTTGAATATTTCAATACGCGCAGCGGATGAAAGTTCAACTAAGTTACTAGTTAAAGTGTGAACCATAGCGCCCTTCGGTGGTGCGGTTTCAAAACTTCAGTGGTATCACGTAAAAGTATTGAATAATATTGTAAACGATAAAAATAACATAAAAAATATAATAAGAATATTATATGCAAATACAATATTATTTGATACATTGCCAGGAACATAAAGAAAGACAAGAACATATTGAGAACTTTCAGAATAAATTCAAACAAAAAATTAATATATTTCATGGAATATATACAAAAAATGTATTAATAGAAAATCAGGTAGATTATATTAATAATTTCAACAAAGATTTAAGATTAGTTACTAATAAAACCTTTGGTAATGATTATAAATTTAACTATACTGGTGAAATAGGATGCTATCTATCACATTTTAGTATTATAGAAAAAATTAAGAATGAAAATACAAACAAATCAGATTATTCAGTTATTTTTGAAGATGATATTGATTTTAATGATAATATAAATCCTCATGAAGAAATAGTAAAAATAATAGATAGTTTGAAGTCTATTAATTATGATTTTGATTTGATTTTTCTTGGGAATCTCAACAATAATAATGGAATGAATATTATCAATAATGTATATAAATTAGATCCAACTAACATTTGTTGGGGAACCCATGCACTATTGATAAATAATAAAAATATAGAAAAAATCTATAATCATAATTGTAATATAGATGGAGAGATAGATACACATTATGTTTATTCAACACATAGAAATGAATTAAATGGTTTAGTTATTTATCCTATTCTATTTTCTCAAGCGGATTTCAAAAGCAATATCAAAAGCAATATCAAATGTGATGTATAAAAAATAAAATAACTATATGTATTTTATTTTTAATAATATCTAAGCAGTAGTTTTTACAGGAATATCTTTTGGTTGACGACGACGACGAACTTGTGTAAATCCTTCTTGTTCACCTCCAGTAGATTTTGGTGGACGTGGACCTGCATTTTCACGTGGAGTACGGTATTTTCTTGGAGCAGACTCGCGTGGCGCACCATCAGTAGCACGGTTTACACGACGGGTTTCACACATTAATAGACCACCCTTAATACCAGAAATATCATTGGCTTGGTACTCATGTTGTTCACCAGTTGATTTAGTTAGAGTAAATTCAACATATTCACCTTGAATTAAATATTTGTATTGTGAGTTTACAACCTTAATAGATGAATAATGAACAAAAATATCCTTACCAGCTTGATCTCCATCACTGACAGTGATAAAACCATAACCGGCCTTATTATTAAACCATTTTACTTGACCAAGTAGTCTTGCAGATTGAACGTCAGAAGTTGTTGCCTGTGTAGAAGTCATATTATACCCAGTATACAATATAATATGTCATTTGTTTATATTGTTTCTTTATAATTATTTATATCAAATGCATTCAATATGGCATTATAATTAGGTCGGTCTTTATATTTCAGATGATAACAGTATTCTAAATAATCATGCAACTTTTGATTTATTTTTGAACTTATGGGTTTCAAATAATCCCAAGTTTTGAGATCGAGTCGTTTTTTATTTTTATAATGATGAATAGAGAGCTCATCATGTATATTATTATCCAATTCGCTATTTGTAATATTTTCCCATGGAAGTTCTCTACAATACATAAATATATACATATACCCGATCGATATCAGGTCATCGCGTCTACTTGGAGATATACCATTATGAATATTATGGCTAATATATTTTGGAGTACCAATAATGGTATCATGAGAACTTTCATCAATATGTTCTCCATTTTCATGTACATAAAATACGGATAAACCGAAATCTATCAAAAAAAGTTCTCCATTTTTAAGCATAAAGTTTTGCGGTTTTATATCACGATGAATAACATATAATTTATGTATAGATTCCAATATAACGATACACTGTAAGAATATTCTATTGAGCTTGTCTATTGATATATCTTGATTCGATTGAATATATTGATGTAGCGACATATCATAATAGGTCATTACTAAACATGTATCATTTAAATGAATACCATACCAGTAGACGATTGGTACATTTCGAGAACCATGATCATATAAATATTTCAATACAGTTGTTTCATGTTTTAATAATTTTATGGATGTTCTCGAATCCTCGGTTTTTATTGCAACTTGTTCGTTTGTTTTTTTATAGATACCTTGGTATACTATTCCGAATTTACCGTTTCCGATCTTGTTTTGTATAATGTATTTATTTTTAATATCCATTCAATAAAATATCAATAGTATATAAATGCAACTAATAAAATATATCGATAATTTTTTAGATGGATTAGTGCCATATTATATTTATGGTATTGTATTATTTCATATAGCTTATGTAATGTTATTTATAGGTTTGTTTCAATTCAATAAAGAATATTTGAACATTTTAGATATATCAATACAGACATTTATATGTATATTTTTGATAATAAGATTCAATCCATTCAGAAAACATATATTAAGACCAAGTGATGCACAAATAATATTTGGTAGTGCGACATTTTTGTTATTGAATTTGAGTTTTGTAAAATTGTTTAATCAACAATTAATGAACAATGTGGAATCTATTGTCAAATGATAGAGAAAGCATTATAAAAAATTGAAGAAATTTATTATAATATATTATAAGTTATAATAATCAATGAGTAACAATAAGATGGGCAACAAAAGAATGGAAATAATTTATAATCATCAATTAAGATATAAAAAATATGATATAGCTACTTTAGAATATAATATAGATAGACTATCATTAAGGATGTTATTGAGGACACAAAAATTAACTCCGGAATTTTGTGTGAAATATATATTGAATTCAGAAGAACATGGTATGTGTGTTGAAGATTCATACTTATTTGATGAAGACATTTTAAATTGTCAAGAACATATAACGCAAAAAGACTTATATGAAGCTTATATAAAAGAGTCAAAATAAAATAAATCTAATATATATATTTTATGGTAAAATTTGTTAATTTTGGTTGTTGGAACAAAACTGATAATAATCCTGGATTAAAAGATGTTTTTGATTCAATAAAAAAAGAAGAAAATATAGATTTTTTTATTGTTAATGGTGATAATTATTACCAAAATAAAAACAAAGATAAAAAGGAAGGATCAGTAAAAGGTGAAAAAACAATTCATAAAAAAGAATTATTTAAAGGTTTCAATTTGTTATCTGAAGTTATTAAAAATGATCAACAAGAATTATATTTATTAATGGGAAATCATGATCTAGAAATGATAAATAAGGAATGCGAAACAACGCTTTTAGAAAAATTTTATGTAGACATGTATAATAAAAATAAAAAATTTAAACAGTTTCATTTTCCTAATGATCTTGTTATGTTCAAAGAAATAGATGACAATATAATTATTATGATAGATACAAATATCTATACAGAGTTAGGCAAAGATAAAGAATGTTATAAAATAATCAACGCTGATTATAATGATGGATATGACTTTATAAAACAACAAAAAATAAAAATAATAGAGCAATTGGGCGACAAAAAATATAAAAATATAATTGTTTGTGGTCATCATCCTCTTTTTGGTATTAAAAATCAAAAAATGAAAGAGAATATATTAAAAGGTGGTATTGAAACGCTTAGTAAAGAAATTTATGAATTATTTTTAGATGTAATAAAAGAACATTCTGAAAACGTTATTTATTTGTGCGCAGATGTGCATAATTATCAAAAAGGAAAAGTTACTATAACCAAAGAAGACCAAGATATCCAAGTACAACAATACATAGTTGGAACTGGTGGGGCTGATTTAGATGATGATTATAATGAAAAATATAATATTGATTTCAATCCAAACAATAGTAATAGTATTATTGATCCAGTTTGTTTAATTGAAACTAGTTTTCATGATATTAATTTGAAATATGAAATAGATCAACATACATCTCAATATGGTTATATTGTAGTTGAAATTATCAACGGTTTCGTAACAATTCAACCTAGAATGATACAAGGAAAACTGATAAATAAATGTAGTAACATAAAATCACGGAAAAGGGGATATAGTTTACCACTTAGACGTACGTATAAGACTAAGACTAGGTCTAGGTCTAAGCGTAGGTCTGTAAGATCTGAAAGAAAGATAAAGAGTATATAATAGAGAATATCGAAAACAACTTATTGTATCAATATGAAAACATATTGATATAATTTATAAAACATGTCGGAAACAGAATCAAACATAGATATAAACGAAATATTCGAGAACGCAATGAAAGACCCCGAATTGTTCTCGACATTAGATATTGAAAAACTATTAGAAAATATAGAAAATGAAAAAAATAATTATTTAGATGGGAAAACAATGAAATCAATAAACGACGAAATATTCGAAAAAACGAATCAACTAGAATCTTGCGACCACCATGAAATATGCAACAAACTGATCGGATATCGCTATGTCGATGAATTACATGAATTACATAAAGGAAAACATGTAAGATGGATACGTTTATATAAAGACGAATCGCAAATAAACGATATCAAGCTAACAAACGGGGGAATAGTAACAGATATAAAATTCATGAATAATGGGACACATGTTTTATGTATGAATTCCATGCGACGATTCATACAATACAAGTTCGACGAATGTCTGACGTTTCAGAAATTATCAATAGATGAACAATTGATTTTAATGGCATATGAACATATCGAAAAAGAATCTTAAACGCCAGTAGATCCAAATCCACCGTCATTGCGTTCAGTTGATGACAATTCAGATTCATCTACAATAACAACATAAATAGGACATAAAGTAGGATGGCAAATTTGTAATAGACGAGTTCCTTCGTCTACGATGTATTCGTTATTTGAAAAGGAACGGAATGCGCCGATAAGAGAACCACGATATCCTGAATCAATAATACCAGTATGGTTTGCAAGCATAAGAGGTGTTTTTGAAATACTGGAACGAGGGTAAGCATTAAATGCACATGTAGTAAGTGTGCCATTTGATGTACTACAGTAAATCATTTCAGTTTTAATTTTCATATCGATGAATTTGGATTGGTATTGTGTATCGAAAATGGTTTTGTTTGGAACAAATACATCGAAACCGGAATCCATGAATTTATTTTTTAAAAAATTATTATTATGGGATTCAATGGCTGGTTCGTATTTTGCGCGTAGTTCGGGGTCTTGAATTGCTAGTTTTAGAATAGCGAAACCATTGATGGCATTTGCGGTTTTAGAAAGATTTTTATAAGAGAACAAATCGAAAGATGCCATATATGTATTTATATATGGGAAATCTTTATATGATTTTTATAATCAAAAAAATTGAATAACCCCAACTATTTATAAATATCTATAAAAATATCCATCAATATATTAATAAAATGCCAATAAAAGTACTTTTAGAATCAATCCATAAAGATGAAATATATGAAATAATCGATTTTTATAACAAAAATAATATTGGTCTTCCACTAGAAGTATTACACCGATGGGAAGGAGGTTTTCAAATAAATAAATTGGATTCATCTAACCAAACATCGACGGACGCAAACGATAAAATAAAACAGTTAAGATGGTCAAGACGATATTTGAAACCATATAAAAACTATGAAGGTTTCACTGAAACAGAAGAACTTTTGTTGTTTTTATCAATGAAAAAAGTATTAGGTGAAGACGTGGTATTCGAAATATAAATATTTTTATTCAACGAAAAAATAAAAAAACCATGTAAATTTTTTATTTTTTTATACATAAGATTCACGACAAAGAGGACATTTATCACAACGGTCAGAACAACTATTACAAATAAAATGTGTACAAGTAGGAACGATCAATTTCGACGCATCCATAGTTTCATAACAAACAGGACAATCCTCTTTTTTATCAGATGAATCATAATATTCGCGGAATTTTTGCTGCATTTTTTCAAACAACAACAAGTATTTATCATGCATTTCTCTACGTTCTCTACGCATTCGCCTTCTTAATATATTATTACTATGGAATTGTTCTTCAAATTGTTCAATATAATTATCAATACATGATTCCAAATCTTTATTTGTTTTTTCTAGTTCTGTATTACGTTTTATTAATTCTTCCATTTTAGTAAGGGCGACTGGAAATGGCATATGTGATTTATAATAATATACAAATATGACAAAATTCAGATCATCGACTGAATAATCTTCTGAATCATCTCCATAAATATCATGATCAAAAATATCCATATATGACAATTTTCTATTATCGATTACAAGAGTATATTTATTAAAATATGTAAAGAAATGATTTTTAAATTCTTCTGAATCAGGTAATTCTTGTTCTGTATATACATTTTCATTAATAATAATTTCATCATTGGATTCTATTCTATAAGCTAAAATTTTTTTTGGAATACGTAAATTATATGTATGATGTTTGTATGATTTATTTGGTGTAATACATTCTAATTTATACTCAAACAATAACGGATAATGGCGTTTAGTAACATCACTAATAAAATCATTGAATGCAATAACAAATTGATTATTACGTGTCTTTGGCATGGTTTTGATGGTTGTTTTTATATATTTATTACGATATATAAAAAAACATTCAATTTTTTATCCCCGCATAATTTTGTATTCTTTCCAACTAATTTTCTTACCATCGATTTTCTCGGGTTTGGGTTCAGATTCATATTGTTTATCTAGATTCTCACCATGTTTGATAGCACTATCAACATATAATTCTTTCAAAAGTCTACCTACCATAACAGATCCTTCATGCTGATCTACTTTACCATCTTCAATCAATTTGAGAACCGTCAATAGTTTTGTCATAATAGTCAAATCAAGTTCATCCTTGATAAGACGGTTAAATATATCATTATAGTTGGTAAACAAAAATGAGCATTCGTTCTGGCATAATTGCTGGAAATTTTCATTATCTAGTGAACGCATTTCTTTATGCGTAGTTTTCATGCGATCCATCTTACGAATATCATCACGTATGAGAACACTATGTTTGACTTTACGAATATGTTCTGTGTTATTCTCACAATCACTCTCTTTGATAAGTTTATCCAAATTTAAACGTTCATTATTATTTAGATTTGCCATCTTATTATATTATAAATGCTATTTTTTATGTATATTTTGAACCAATATAATTAATAAGATAGTTTAGCAAAACCAATATAAAAATTCATATATGCATATTTTTATCTTCTAAATATGTATATAAAAGAAATGAAAATGAATCCACGGTATGTAATTATATGTAGTGTAATAATACTTTTTATATTTTTTATAACTGTTTTTTCGTCAAAATCGTTTACTCCATACGATGAAAAAACCGTTTTTTCACATATGTATCCATACGAAGGGTTTGACCTATTTAATGATAAAACTGAATATACTTTGAACACAACTGGTAAAGATGATAGTCTTAAATCATACTTGATCGACAGTGATGCAACAGATTGCAAAAAAGTATATGGTTTAGACGGTTTATTTTGTAGTCCAAATGCAAAAAGTGAAAAAATAGATATTTTTAGTGATGTAAAAAGTGATCCAACATGTTCTGGAAATAGTTCAGGACTATCAAATTCGAAAGGAGCATTATGTTTAGATGCTACACAACTTAATTTATTAAGAACACGTGGAGGTAATCAATCTGGGCTACCATCACAAATTGGTAATTAAATATTATCAAAAGTTTTCATACAATCTAAACAATAATAAATAGTACGACTTTCATCATAATTCAAATCAATAGAGTCACGTATAATATGATGTTTACAGTTTTTTTCTATATATTGTTTTATAAGTTCTAGGATCATATTATATTCTTCGTTTTTTAATTCAGTGGGTAAAGATTCCAAATTAGACTTGGCTCTCATCATTTGATCAATGTCTTGATTATTAGATTCCATAAAAAAATAATATATATTAATTGATATATTATTTTTATATTATTGTATATTTATATATTTACACCTTTGTCAAGGTGCTTAATAAAGTTATGTTTTAGTTTATGTTGCTGTATACACCTTTGTCAAGGTGCTCAATAAACTATATATTTTATACATACATAGCTAACATACTTTGACTCATTTTATCATTACTTTTGATTAATATATCGACTTCTTTTTTAGTAACTGTAAAAGGGAATGTAACTTTCATGTCCAGGTCTTTACCCAATATCTTGGAGTCAGGTTTCATTAGCCTGAATAAATTGAGTTTTGTATAAATAATTTCCAGACATCGTTTTAAATTACGAACACCTGATTCTTCACTAGTGAATGCCTTGTTTGAAATAATATATTGAACGGTTTCATCAGGAATGATAATATCATCATTTTTGAAATTGACTTGTTCTGTAATCTTAGGTAGTAAATAGTCACGAGCAATGATGGTTTTCTCTTTGGCATCATAACCCTTGGTCTGTATTCTATACATTCTATCTTTCAAAATAGGATTGACCTTATTTTCGTCATTATAACTGAAAATAAATAAACATTTACTCAAATCGAAATCGACTTCTGAAAAGTACTTATCGTGGAATTGTGAATTTTGAGATGTATCTGTTAAATGTGTCAAAATACCAACAATTTCTTCACCACGAGGTGTCTCACTAATTTTATCTAATTCATCGAAATAAATGACAGGATTCATGCATTTACTATCGATCAAGATTTGTACGATTTTACCCCATGTACTACCCTCATAAGTATATGAATGACCTTCTAAGAAACTAGCATCTCCAGTTCCACCGAGTGCAATGAAAGTGAATTCTCTACCAAGAATTTTACTGATACCTTCTTTGACAAGCGATGTTTTACCTGAGCCAGGAGGTCCAGTAATTGCGATTGCTGATCCCATTGCACTTGGATTTGCTATCCATTGACCAATCATTTGCATAATTTGCATTTTGGCATCTTCAAGACCATAGACACAATTATCAAGATGATTTTTTGCATTTTCCATGAATTCTTGGCAACGATCCATACCATCATCGATATGAACAGTAAGCGATTTATAAACACCGAATGGGATTTTCATAAAAGTATCGACCCAATTTTTGATTTTATAATATTCATTGTCACTAGGATCCATCGATTTCAAAACATTGAGTTTCTGCATAGCAATAGCTTTGAATTTTGATGGCATATTTGAATCTAATAACATAAGACGATAAGGTTTGTCAATGCTAATGTGAGTATTGATTTCTTTCAAATCTTTCATAATACGAAGCTGTTCCTTGTTCGAGAGCTTCTTTTTGAAATAATCATATTCGTTTGTTTTTTTATCCGCATTATTGATAAGTGAATGATATGTTTTTACATTTTTACTACGGGCTTTTTTGACTAATTCTTTGATTGATTCATCACACTCTTTTACAGCATTTTTTAGGATTTTACTATTTGGCTTTTTTATTAGTTGTGCAGTAAGTGTTTTTTTGGTTTCAACAAGTTCAATATATTCTTGTTCAACATCAGTTAAATCATCTTTTTCTGATTCAACGGATGCATCTTTTTTATCGTTTTTAGATTTTTTATCTTTCTTACTATTCTTGTCTTTCTTTTTCTTGGATTTTTTATCACTAGCATCCTCGACTTGCTCTACTTTTTGATAGTTTTCTTTCATGAAAGCTTGTTCATCATCACTATCACATTCTACATCTTCATCGTCTTCAATAAATTCATCTTCTGGGTTTTCCATAGCAAATACGATATTATAAATTTCGTTTTCATCTTCCTCTTCAACCTCTTCAATATCTTCATCGTCTTCAATATCTTCATCGTCATCGTTTGATTTCTTAGACTTTTTAGATTTTTTAGATTTTTTAGATTCAGATTTTTTAGATTCAGTTTTGGATTTTTTAGATTCAGATTTATTCTTTTTTTGTGGTTTTTTGTTCTTAGAATTTTTAACTTTTTCATCCATATATTTTGATGGAAACATTTTAGAAAGTAATTTTTGGAATTTATCATAACTAACTGTTTCTTTCTCTTCGTCATCATCTTCGTCTTCTGTGTCATCTTCAGATTCTTCTTCGTCATCAGAATCATCTTCAGTATCTTCCCATACTTCTTCATCATCATCTTCATCATCTTCTTCTTCTTCTTCGACTACTTTTGATCTTCTTTTTTTACTAGGAGGTTTATAAGAAGATTCACTTGTGTCATCCTCGGAAATATCATCAAGAATTTCTAAAATATCATCATCTTCAGAATCAGAATCTGGTGCATTTTTTCTTAATCTTGTATTTTTTGAAACATTCTTGTTTTGTTTCTTTTTTTTATCAGCAAGAAGTTGTTGTTGTTTTGTGTTAGATGGCATTTTCAATTACAATAGTATTATTTGTTATTAAAATATTGATATTTTTCTAATTCAATTTTTTTACAAATTTATTTTTTTGATTACAATTTGTATTAATAAACTAAAAAACATGTTTTTATATTATAATGGAGAACGATTTTGATATTTATGTTATAAACCTTGATAAAGATACCAATAGATTAGAAAAAATAAATAATTATTTAGACGATAAATACATACGAATTCCTGGAGTATATGGAGAACATGAAGATTTCATAAAAAACAACGAAATATTTTATTTGACTAGATATTTATGTCCAAAGTCAGCCCTGGGTTGTTTTATGAGCCACCGACGAGCACTAAAAACTTTTTTAGAAACTTCAAACAAAGATTATGCCGTCATATTAGAAGATGATGCTGAACCATGTTTTCAAGATTGGAATAAAAAAATACAAGAAAGTATACAAAATGCACCAAGTGATTGGGATATAATCAAATTGGATTATTTACCCAAATTTAATTGGTTTGATGAATCAAGATATACGAATTTTCCATCTCTAATAACAACTGCATATATAGTAAATAAAAAAAGTGCAGAAAAAATTTTAAAACACAAAATGATTTATCATATAGATATACAAATCATCTTTATGGGATTGAATATTTATAATAATCCAGAAATTGTTTTTGAACAAATATGGGATGAAGAAAACAATTCAAATAATCGTATAAAATCGTTTTATAATATTTTTGGTTATGAATGCTGGAATTTCAAGGCGATACGTATTTTTATTAAAGAATATACATTTGGTGATTTAATATTGTTGGTTTTATTCATTTTGATTTTGGTATTTATATTGAAAATTAACAACGGATTTTTTATAAATTCAAATAAAATTGAAAAAATTGAATTACAATAAAAATATATAAACAATATAATATAGATATATTAGAATGGCAGCTTACAAAACCAAACTCAATGAATTCAAGAATCCATCTAGGATTATTGGTGTTCAATTTAGTATGTTATCACCCGAAGAAATTAGGAAAAATTCGGTGGTAGAAGTCACTTCTCGTGATACATACATCAATAACAAACCTGTAATTGGTGGTTTATTTGATCCAAGAATGGGTGTATTAGAACCTGGATTAATTTGTCCTACGGATGGTTTGACATATATTGATACTCCTGGTTATTTTGGTCATATTGAAATGGCTCGCCCGGTATTCTTTATTCAACATATAAAAGAAATAATGAAAATATGTAAATGTGTATGTTTCAAATGTAGTAAATTATTAGTAAACAAAAATCAACATAAACACATATTGAACAAGAATTCAGAAGATCGTTGGGAATATGTATCTGCTGCTTCCACTAAAGTAAAACGTTGTGGAGAATCCATCGAAGATGGTTGTGGTTGTAAACAGCCAGATAAAATCAAACTCGAAGGATTTTCGACAATCTATGCAATATGGGAAAACATCGAAACAGAAGGTGAAAGTGAAAGTAAAAAAGTAAACATTCGTCTTACCCCAGAAATCATTTTGAAAATATTTAAGCGTATTTCAGATGAAGATATCAGTTTCATGGGTTTCAGTCCAGTGTGGTCTCGTCCAGAATGGATGGTTTGTCAAGCACTTCCAGTGCCTCCACCAGCCATGCGGCCATCGGTAAAACATGATGCACAGCAAAGAAGTGAAGATGACCTGACACATATTTATAGTAATATTATTAAAACCAACCGCGACTTAGCGGACAAATTAGCTGCAAATGCATCGCAAAATGTAATTGAAGGGTTAAGTACGGTTTTACAGTATTTTGTTGCTATGATTGTCAATAACAAAGTGAAGGGTGCTGTTCCTATGGCACAGCGTTCTGGTCGTCCTTTACAGTGTATTATGGGTCGTTTGAATAGTAAAAATGGTCGTATTCGTGGTAACCTGATGGGTAAACGTGTAGATTTCAGTGCTCGTTCAGTTATTACAGGTGATCCGAATCTATCATGTCGTCAGTTGGGTGTACCGACGAAAATTGCTATGAACTTGACAAAGCCTATTAAGGTAAATGATCGTAATCGCGACTTTTTGATGAAATTAGTTCAGAATGGACCTGAGGTTTATCCTGGTGCTAAGATACTCGAAAGACGCAATGGAGAAAATATCTCGCTACGATATGTTGACCGTGATTCTATTAAATTGGAAAACGGTGATATAGTACATCGTCATATGATGGATGGAGATGCGGTTTTGTTCAATAGACAACCGTCTCTTCATAGAATGTCTATGATGTGTCATATCGTGAAGATTATGAAAAAAGGTGACACTTTTAGAATGAACGTGGCTGATACCAAGCCATACAATGCCGATAAAATTTTTAGACCATCATTGTCGGCAACAGGGAGCGTGAAAAGCGTGTTACTCCCTAGTGAATAATTTCAATATTCTTGGATAAAATAAATATAAAGAAAAATCTTCTTATATAATAAATGGTAGACGATACGAAACCTTTAGACAAAAAATGTTGTTCAAGATGTGGTGAAAAAAAGGAAGTTGATAAATTTATTAAAAAACGTAACATATGTAAAATATGTAACAATAAAAGGCGAATAGAAATCCGAGATAATGCTATCGAAAATATAGATGCAGAAACAAACCAAAAATGCAATACTTGTAATGAAACCAAATCAATTGCTTCTTTTATAAAATGTCGTAAAATATGCTTAGACTGTAATAATAATAAACGTCGTTTGAGATATCAAAATGATGAAGAACATAGATTAAAAGCTATACAGAAAGCAGGTGAGTTCAAACATAATAAACGACTTGAACGACGGAAATTAAAACAGCAAGAAATTGGTGAAAATAACAAGAAATGCAGTGTTTGTTTTACTATAAAACCTAAAGAAAGATTTAGATATAATCGGTTAAGATGTAAAGATTGCGAGAGAGATGAACCAATATATAAACTTTCAAGAAATGTCCGTCGTACAGTATGGAATGCTTTAGTTAAAAAAGACAAACATACTATTGAATATCTGGGTATTTCAACAAAAGAATATTTGGATTGGCTTTTATCTATTAACGAAAAATATACTCTTGATAACCGTGGAACAGAATGGCATATAGACCATGTAATTCCTTTATCGAAATTCAATCTTGAAGACAAAGCTCAACAATTGATAGCATTTAATTGGAGAAACACAATGCCTTTATCTGTAAAAGAAAATTTATCAAAAAACTGTAAAATAATAAAAACACAAATTGAACAACATTATAAAAAGTTAGTAGACTACCATAAAGAAAAAAAAATAGAAATGCCCCAAGAATTTATTGATTTATTTGCAAAACACCTTGTTGACGGGAACACCTTAAAGCATTCACTACCACTCACTACAGGAAACGTCTGTGAGGATCTCGGTTAATAACCGACAGCCGATGGTAAAAAAGTGAAATGATGATTACGAAAGTATGAAATAGGAAATCCGCAGTGCTACTGTCTAAGTCCGTTATGGTAGGATATGATGGGCACTCAGAGACTGCTGAGGTGTTGGTGAACAATGAAGGATTAGCCATCCCGAGTTTGCTTAAGGTACAGTCCTTCCCCTTTGGAAACTTAGGGGGTGTAGTATATTTAGCCTGGAAAAATAAACATAAATTAATTACAAAAAATCCAGACCATTTATGCTGCGAAGTTTGATGGCGATGAAATGAATTTACATGCACCGCAGAACACACTAGCGGAAACAGAATTAAGACATTTGGCAGCAATTCCATACCAAATAATCAGTCCATCCGGTAATGCACCTATTATTGGAATATATCAAGATTCACTATTAGGATCCTATAGATTCACAAGACCCAATATCAGCTTCACACCAAGAGAAGCAATGAATCTATTGATGATGTATCCAAAAGTAGACGTAGCAGCATTACGCGAAGCAGGTAATAAAATAACAAATTTCGATATATTATCACAAATATTATCACCAATAACATTAAAAT